GGTGGCGGTGGCGGTGGAGGAGGCGTTCAACCTTCATTCACAATAGCAGAACATTACTACGATGAAGGATCTACTCAAGAAACTGACGTAACTAGAAATATGAGCTCAGATAGTGGAGCAAATGAGACGTGGGGTAATATACCTGTAGTTACTACACCAGGTAAAAGATTATTTGTTATTATTGCAACTTGGAGAGATAGCACTAATGCAGGGGATCAGTGGACAGAACAATTTAATCCTTCGGATTTAAATTATGTATTAGAATTAAAATATGGTGCAGTAACCAAAGCACTTACTTGGAGAAATGTGTTTTCAGGTACATCATATCAAGCTACAAGTATTTGGACAGTGTTTGATGATGGAGCTCCATCAGCAACAGATGATTACAGCATACGTTTTCAAGCAATTGATGGTAACGATCATGGGAATTTTTCATATTCAGTTATTGTTTTGGACGATGTTAACAACATCGAATACTTTAACACTCAAGGTTTACCATTTTCAGGTGATCAAGTTAACCAAACTGTTTCTTCAGCATTAAATCTTGCACCAGATAACACAACTTCAGCAACAAAAGTATTAAGAATTGCTGCTGGTAATGGATCTAATATACCATCTAATGTTCTTGATTATAACAAAGGAGGTTCAGAACCTGCCTATACTCAGATAGGAGAAGGTGATAACGGAACAAATGAAAGACATTATCATTCTTATCACTTTGGTAATCATGGAACACAAGTTAATATGACAGGTACTTTTGGTAATGGTGTAGAAATAGCAGTAGATGGTATTTCTGGTATAGGAGCTATTATTGGATTGTCGTAAAGTAGTAAATATTGCAGATATAAATAAAATATAACATTATATAAATTTTTATGCCCGATATTATCGATTTGATCGCTCAAGATTCCAAAGCTTCTGACATTAGTTCAGAGATAAAGGATAATTTGTATGCGAAAGCTGCAGAAAAAATAGAAGCACTACGTAGTGGTGTGAGCAACACTATATTTGATGAACCACAAGTTGAAGACGAAGTGGAAGGTGAAGTTGAAAATGAATTAGAAACAGAAGAAGAAACTGAGGGACCAGAATAATGGCATCAAACACAAATGTATTAGCTGCGGAAATTGCATTACCAACTACAACAGGAACTGCGACAAGTTTTACTCAAGCATCCGTTGTTCGTCTTGTGAATACAGATTCTAGTGCTCATTTAGTGAGTGTCGTAGAAACTCAAAGTGGAACTGCTGTTGGGTCATTTACTATGCCAGCTGGTTCTGTTGAATTTTTAGAAAAAACATATACACATTGTGTTTTCGCAGCAAATGCAGGTGTTAAAGGTGCAAAAGTAGGATTTACAAATTAGAAAAATGAAACTTATTACAGAAGAAATATCAAGCGTTAAGTTTATCACTGAAGGAAAAGGTGCTAAAAAGAAAATGTATATTGAAGGAGTTTTCCTACAAGGTGATATTAAAAATCGTAATGGTAGAATGTATCCAGTTCAAACTCTTGCGAAAGAAGTTGGTAGATACAATGAATCTTTTGTAAAAAAGGGTCGTGCTCTTGGTGAACTGGGACATCCTGAAGGACCAACAGTAAACCTAGATCGTGTATCTCATAAAATTACATCACTTCGTCAAGAGGGAAATAATTTTGTAGGTAAGGCACAACTTTTAGAAACACCAATGGGTAAGATTGCAAAATCTTTAATTGCTGAAGGTGTAACTTTAGGGGTCTCATCCCGTGGAGTTGGTTCTCTAAAAGAAGATAGCGATGGATGCAAAGTTGTAGGTGAAGATTTCATGTTAGCAACTGCTGCAGATATCGTTGCTGATCCATCAGCACCTGATGCTTTTGTATCAGGAATAATGGAAGGAAAAGAGTGGATTTGGGAAGGAGGAATCCTTCGCGAACAACTCGCATCTCAAACAAAAAAACAAATTAATACATTAGTAGATCAAAAAAGATTAGAAGAACACAAATTGAATTTATTCAATGATTTTCTTTCAAATCTATAAGTTCTATAAATAAATGTAGATTAAAATACAAATCAATAAAAATGTCCGTTGGCAGTAAATTAGACAAAATGGAAAACATCGAAGAAAACGTAGTGACCAAAGGTGCAAAACCTGCGGATCCTATGCCAAAAATGTCAGGTGCATCTGTAGAAGATCTAGGTGGACCGACTCCTGAAAACTATAAGTCCGATGATGATTCGGCAAAGTTAAAAACACCTGGTAGTACTCTTAAGCAAGTTAAGGATATTGTCAATAAAGGTGCAAAACCTGCTGAAGGTGCGAAAGGCATGAAAGAGGAGGAGACTGAAGTCGAAGGCAATGTAGTTGCTGAAGATGAGCAAACTACTGAAGATGTTGTTTCCGAAGAAGAAACTACAACGGATGAAGTGGTAACTGAAGAAGAAACCACAGAAGATGAAGTTGTTGCCGAAGATAAGATTGATGTTGAGGAAGATCTCAATGCACTTATCGCTGGTGAAGAACTATCAGAAGAATTCCAAGAGAAGGCACGTACTATTTTTGAAGCTGCTATTAGAACTAAAGTCACAGAAATGACTGAATCTATTAAAGCACAGTACGAAGAAACTCTTGTAGAAGAGGTCAAAGAAATTAAGGCAGAACTTCAAGAAAGATTAGATGCTTATCTTGAGTATGTTGCTGATGAGTGGGTATCTGAAAATGAACTCGCTATTGAGCACGGCCTTAAGACCGAGATGACAGAATCCTTCCTAGAAGGAATGAAAAAACTTTTTGAAGATCATTATGTAACCATACCTGAAGAAAAATATGATGTCATCGAGAGCATGGTAGATAAACTTGATGAAATGGAGTCAAAACTCAACGAGCAAATTGATAAAAATGTTGCTCTTAATAAGAGATTGGCTGAGTCAACCGCAGATGTAATTTTTTCAGAAGTTACTGAAGGTCTAGCACAGACACAAAGGGATAAACTCGCTACTCTAGCAGAAAATGTTGAGTTTGAAAGTGAGAACGGCTATCGTGAGAAGTTAGAAACGCTTAAGGAATCTTATTTCCCAAGCAAACCTAGCACTCCAACCAGCAAGTCTGAAAACTTGACTGAAGAGAGTGAAGCGACTGATTATCAGTCCAAATCAGTATCCTCCACAATGGAAAGATACCTTCAGACAATGACCAGAGTTGCTAAAAAGTGATTTTTAAATCATAAATTCAAACAAAACTTTTTAAACTAAAGAGGTAAATTCAAATGCAAATGTTCAATGCTGAACAACTGCAGGAGAAGTGGGCACCAATCCTAGACCATGAAGGTTCGGATAAAATTACAGATTCACATCGTAGAATGGTAACCGCAGTTCTCCTGGAGAACCAAGAAAAAGCACTTACAGAAGAGAGAGAATTTCTATCAGAAGCTGCACCTACAAATAGCACAGGATCTAGTGGTGGTACCGCAGGTTTCTCTGCTGGAGCTACTCCTGGTGGTCCTGTAGCAGGTTTCGACCCTGTTCTAATTTCATTAATTAGACGTGCAATGCCTAATTTGGTTGCTTATGACCTAGCAGGTGTTCAACCAATGAATGGTCCAACAGGACTTATCTTCGCAATGAGATCTAGATTCACTAATCAGAGTGGAAGCGAAGCGTTATTCAACGAAGCAGATACAGCATTCTCTGCTGTTGGTGCTGGTGCAACAGAAACTGGTATTGGTTCTGGATACACTCAAAACGAAGGATCAGATACAGGAACTGCTGTTGGTTTCGGTACTACACAAAGTGGTTCAGGTGGAAACCCCGCACTACTTAACCCAACTTCAGGAGCACCTGCTAATCAGCTTGCTTATAAAACTGGTCGCGGTATGGATACCGAGGATTCAGAAGCTCTCGGAGATGGTAGTGGTCCTAACTTCAATGAAATGGCATTCTCAATCGAGAAAGTTACCGTTACTGCGAAGTCCAGAGCACTAAAGGCAGAGTACAGTTTAGAACTAGCACAAGACCTTAAAGCAATTCATGGATTGAATGCTGAGGCTGAGTTAGCAAACATTCT